TAGGAGGACTCCCTTTTTTTATATACAACTTCCCCCAACCCGCCCACAACAATATATTCTATCGCAACCAATTCATAAAACAACCACACCATAATATATTCTATCGCAACCAATTCATAAAACATATCACACATAATACTACAATCCACCACATAAAACATATACAATCCCACCTTCAAAATATATTTCATGTTCTTCACATAATAACAATATAATAGTTTAATACCTACCAATTATATACCAAACAATTTTAAAGATATATTCTCTTTCTTCAATCCGCAATAGAAAAAACTCAATCCAACAAACACATTATACTATCCTTCATTCCTTATATATTTTCCTGAACCTATTGCAATCCCGATCCATATGTGCTATACTATAGTCACGGTAAGGAGATCCGAACCGAATCGGGCGGCGGCCATAAAACGTGTGAAAGGGCAATGAAATGAAATTAGTTAAAATGTGGCAACTCTTTGCAAAACCGCATGAAGAAATTACAGCGTGTTACGCAAAAATTCTTAGCAATTATAAACCGCTTAAATGTCGGTGTATGGCGGTAAAGCATGATGAGGAAATTATGCTTTATCATAGTCCAAAAGAATGCGTTTGTGCTGATGATGGCACGGAATACAACGTGAAAAACGTAACAATGATGACGGAAGATGATAACTACTTCATTATTTATGTTGAAGTGAAATAATATAATAGGCGGGGTGGGTGGGAATAACGAAAGGATGAAAAAATGATTTATTTTGTAAATGCTCAAACGAAAGAACGGATTGAATACGATGATATTTCAACACGCATTTTTGCGAAAAAAGAATTGCCTATCGATTTGAATGTCATAGCGCAGGAAATTGTTAGTGCAAAATGGGACACATTTTACGCAATGTGCGAGGACAAGCGGTCGGGAATATATAAAGCTGGTGATCCGCAAGATGTGGCATGTAATTTGCTTGTAGCGTTGGTAGACGTAACGACATTGCATTATGCGGCAATCAACTCAATGGCTCGCGGTTACGTTTCTCGAAAACGACTTGGTGTAATCGTTCCGTATAATGGGCGATATGGGATCGGCTATAAATGGTTTACACCCTGTCGAATATCAACCCAGTATAAATTAGTATCATATCTTGTATTTTGAAATCCTTCTGACGAGCCTTGCGGGAACAAGGCGAAACGTACTGTTAAACAGTACGTCAAGGAAACCGAAAAATACAATAAATGGTTTTCTAAGAAAGGAAAAAATTATGAACGAAATTATTACAACCAACACAAAGAAAAATGAGATCCTTGAAGGGATCAACACAGCAACCGCGTCAATATACAGTTCGTTTGTTGCGGAAACCAACGACGATAAAGCGAAATTGTATAACGCATTGAATTCGCCCGAAGTCCGAATTGCCGATCATATTGGCAAGGAAATTAATGTAAAAGACGTTATTATTGAGCCTGTGGATATTGTTGATGAAAAAACAGGTGAAGTGCGCATAACGCCGCGCATAACTTTGATTGATGTAAACGGTCATACATACACTGCAACGTCATACGGAATATATAATTCCCTTAAGCGAATTTTCGGCTTGTACGGTTCGCCGACATGGGAAGAAGGAATTCCTGTTCGCGTGCGGCAGATAACAAACGGTGCTAACCGAATCTTCACTTTGGATATTGTGATGAGATAATATCTAAAACAGGGAATACAATATACCAATAAAATGGTTCACGCACTATAACCGATGATTTATAGTGCGTGAAATTTAAAAAAGGAAGTGATATAATGACTAAGCAGGATGAATTGTTACGAAAAGCGGTAAAAAACTTTAATGCAAAAATAAGGAGGCTTGAAAAGAAAGCCCAACTGTCAGCGGAATATATTCCTATTCCGCAAAAAGTATATGTTTCAAAAATTAAAAGTAGCGGCGGAAACATTGAAAGTATAATTTCGGAATTGCAAGCATTTACAGCAAAGCCGAAAGTCGCTGTTGATACCGAATTAAAGAAAATGGTAAAAGCCTACAACGAAAAAGCAAAAAGGTTTGAAAAGCGGGGTTTTAAAGTCGATAAATTATCATATTCAAAATTGAAAGATAGTCCCGATGTTGCAGATACAAAGGCTGTAATAAAAGAATTTATGGAAGGGGGATATAAAACAGTAAAAACGGAAAAGGGCGTTGAATTGCCCGATGCAATATATAGGAAGGCGAAAAAACAGTTAGACTTCATAAATGAACGCCGAGCGAAAGAGCGCGCAAGAGTGGGCGAAATTGAGCGGGGTAACTTGGCGCAAATGGGTCGAATGCGCGATGTTAATTTGTTGCCGAAACAGGATATTGATCAAATCAGTATGCGCGATATGCCGTCATATTTGCGGTCGCTTGATACACAAACTCAGCCGAATTATCTTGAAAGAAAAAATGTGCAATACAGGAATAATTATATTTCAATGCTAAATAATTTATTTGACAGCAACGATCCGAGATTGAGAGAAATAATAAACAAAATACATTCGATTAATATTGACAACTTCATTAATGCAAGTTTGGGCTCTGATTATTTGTTTATTTTGTTTTATCGTGATCCCGTTGAGCGTGAAAATCAAAGGGAAATTATTTACGATAATATCATGAGGTTATAAAATGTATGTTGCCGACTTTGAAACAACAACGAACGCGGATGATTGCAGAGTGTGGGCATGGGGATTATGTGAAATAGGTAATATTTCAAACTTTATTTATGGAAATAATATAATATCGTTTTTTGAAAAGATGAAAGAATTATCTAAACAGCAAGAAACGATATACTTTCATAATTTAAAGTTTGACGGGGAGTTTATAATTTACCATTTATTAAAAAATGGTTGGTGTCATATAACGAATGAGGATAAGCGGCCGAATACGTTTCAGACGCTTATTAGCGACAAAGGGATATTTTATTCAATTACAACGTATTTTAAGATTCTAAAAAAGAAAAACCATAAAATAACTTTTTTAGATTCTTTAAAGCTTTTGCCGTTTAAGGTTGCGGAAATTGCAAAGGCCTTTAATTTACCAATACAAAAAGAAGAAATTGACTATACGGCGGATCGTGAAATTGGGCATGAATTGACAATTGAAGAGATACATTATTTGCGTAATGACTGTCAAATTGTGGCGCAAGCACTTGAAATATTATTTCAGCAGGGATTGACGAAAAACACAACGGCAAGCAACGCAATGACAAATTACAAGGAAATTATAACGAAAAAATGTTTTTCAAGGTGGTTTCCCGAACCCGATTACGACGCTGATGTTCGACAATGTTATCGCGGCGGCTTTACATATGCAAACCCGCGTTTTACTCATAAAATAGTTGGCAACGGAATTGTATTAGATGTTAACTCATTATATCCTTCCGTTATGTATTATTGCAATTTACCATATGGAGAACCAATATATTATGATGGTAATTATGAAAAAGATGATTTATATGATTTATATGTTCAAATGATACGGTGCAATTTCAAATTAAAGAAAAATTATATTCCGACAATACAGCTAAAAAACAGCACGGCATTTAATCCAACGGAATATATAATTGATAGCAACGGTGAAGACGTTACATTATGTTTAACTTCCGTTGATATGGAGTTGTTTAAAGCGCATTATGATATTTACAACATTGAATATATCGGCGGTTGGAAATGGAAAAGTTCAAATATAATGTTCCGTTCATATATAGATAAATGGTATGCTGTAAAAGAACAAGCAACGGTAGAGGGTAATAAACCGTTACGGACAATTGCGAAATTGATGTTGAATTCGCTTTACGGCAAATTTGGCATGAATCCGAATGTGCGATCGAAGATTCCGGTAATTGATCCGCTGAATGACAATGTACGATATTTATTCGGCGAATGGGAACAGCGAAAGCCGATTTACATTCCGATTGCGGCATTTATAACCGCATGGGCAAGATACAAAACAATTTCAAGCGCGCAAAAAGTATTTCACCGTTTTTTATATGCGGATACTGATTCATTGCATTTATTAGGAAATGACATTCCCGAAGAATTGGAAGTTGATGATGTAAAGCTTGGAGCATGGAAACATGAATCGAGTTTTACAAGAGCTAAATTTTTAAGAGCAAAAACATATATTGAAGAAATTGAAGGCAAACTAAATGTAACATGTGCAGGAATGCCCGCAAATTTGCACTCACAAGTTACTTTCGAAAATTTTACGGAAGGTGCGAAGTACGGCGGAAAATTGCGGCCTGTACATACGGCCGGCGGAATTGTGCTTGATGAAACAGAATTTACAGTGCGAAAGGGGTAAAAAATGTATTACGAAATAGGAAAAGCGTTGAGTTATAATTGTTTATTTAATTTTATAGTTGGTATGCGCGGTGTAGGCAAGACATATGCTTTTAAACGATGGGCAATACAAGATTTTTTAAAAAATAAAAATGAGTTTATATATATTCGGCGGTATAAAACTGAGGTAACAGCGCAAAGGTTAAAATCGTTTTTTGACGATATACAACCCGAGTTCCCGAATGTTGCATTTAAAGTGAAAGGAAATATGTTTTATATCAATGATGAATATGCAGGACAGGCGCAAGCATTATCAACGGGTAAGATCCTAAAATCAATTCCGTTCCCGAATGTAAGCAAAATATGTTTTGACGAATTTATACTTGATAAAGGGGTTTATCATTATTTGCAAGATGAAGTAACAAACTTTTTAGAATTGTATTCAACAATTGCAAGATTGCGAGATGTTGTAGTTTTCTTTTTGTCGAATGCGTATACAATTTCTAATCCGTATTTTGATTATTTTAATATTGTTCCGCCGTATGGGAATAAAACTATAAAGCGCATTAATAATGAAATATTGGTGGAAGTAATAAAGAATGAAGAATATACAAATGCGGCAATGAAAACGCGGTTCGGCGCAATCATAAACGGCACGGCATACGGTAAATATAATATGGAAAACGATTTTTTGAGGGATAATAAAAATTTCGTTCAAAAGAAAACCCAAAGCGCGAAATACTATTTCACAATATTATATATGAATAATAATTACGGAATATGGGTAGATTATAAAGAAGGGTTAATTTTTGTATCCCGTGATATTGACGAAAGCTGCTTAGTAAAATATGCGCTGACAAATTCGGATCTGCAACCCAATATGCTATTAGCGGTTCGAAAGTCGATATGTTTGCAGACTTTACGAAACATGTATAATGTGGGCGCGGTTCGCTATGAATCCGTAAAAATAAAAAATGAGTTTTCGAACGCATTTAAATTAATACGCGCTTGACAAAAATAAACTTATGTGTTACAATAATTTTGCGGGGAACATGTTTAAAATAACGTTGCGGGTTCAGAATGTAACGGGTGAAACCGACTGAACCGCTGAATAGGTCTTACAAACTAACGTTAAACAGTTCCCTTGCAATTATAGTAAAAAGGTGGTTTACAGTTATGGAACAATGGGTGCAGATTATATCAACATACGGGGTATCGATTGCGGCAATGATAGCACTTGCGGTTTACATTGTCAAAAAAGATAAGGAAAATCAGCAAATTATAAACGAAATTATGAATGAGCATAAAACAGAAGTGAATGAGTTAAGAAAAACTATTGATAATAATACTCTTATTGTCAACAAACTTTACGAAAGGTTGAGTAAGGAATGAAAAATGCAGAGGATTTTGTAAAATATCTTTTCAAGCGTTTGCCGAAGAATAAACTATTGGCAGGCACTTATTATTGCGGCGTAACCGATAGCGAGATTGGAACAGTACCCGCACATTATTTGATGGGTACAACGGGACAAAAAGCAACGCAATGGCGGCTTGATTATGCATATACTAAATATTATCAGTCAAATTACAGTAAAGCCGAGTTCGACAGTAAAACGCAAAAATGGATAACAGACAACGCATATTTGTATGACTGCAACGGATTGATTGATGCTTTTGTCGGACAGGATAACAACGCGGCGGGTAACTACACAAATTGGTGTGGTATCAAAGACGATGCGGCACTTGAGTATATTACAGAAAAGGGTGAGCTTGCGGCGGGTGCGTGCGTTTTTAAGCGCAATTCAAGCGGCAGGATTCACCATGTGGGATATGTAGTCGGACAAAACGCAAACGGTGTTCCGCTTATTATTGAGGCAAAAAGCTTTGTAGATGGAATTATTATGTCTACTCTTAATGACGGGTGGAACGAATACGGCATTCCCAACAAAATACTTGTTTTTCCCGAAATTGAACGAACACGATTTAGGGTAACAAGTCCGATGCAACGCGGCGAAAAATTTGAGCTGATGCAAAGAGCCCTATCTGCAAACGGCTATGACGTCGGCAAGATTGATGGAAAATGGGGGGTGAAGTCACAGGCAGGATTTGATGAGATGTTGTCGGTAAACGGTAAAATGGCAAAAGTAAAAGTACAAATAAACGGTGTAACCGTGCTGAATGGAGAATACTAATATGAAACGTACTAAAGAAGAATTACTTCAATCTTTGAAGAGTTTTATCGGAGAGGATGAAAGCGAAAATGCAATAGCTTTTCTTGAGGATTTTTCCGACTCTTTCACTGATAATTCGGAAGAATTGATAGAAGTCACAAACAAATATAATGCACTTAAGAAACGATATAAAGAACGTTTTTTCGGCGAAGGTGATGAAGACGAAAAGCTTGCAGAAGATGAAACCGAAGAGGAAAAAAAGGAAATTAAAATAAAAGATTTGTTTACGGAGGAATAAACATATGCCTACAAGACCTAAAAATTATGTATTGACGAATGTATCTAAAGATGTTATCAACGGAATTATAAACGAAGGCTTTTCAACAAACTATAAGAATTATATTCCGTTCACTGCAACGGACGCAGATTCTATCCGCGCAATCGGTAAAATTATTATGGATAGCCCTAATTTGCGCAATGCGTTCGCAACTGATCTTATCAACCGAATTATCCTTGTTACTGTAACAAGTAAAATGTATGAAAACCCGTGGGAACGACTTAAAAAGGGCGTTTTGTCGTTGGGCGAAACCATTGAAGAGATTTTCGTAAATATTGCAAATGCGGAACTTTATAATCCTTCCGTTTCAAGTGAAACAGTATTTAAAAGACGCATTCCCGATATTCGCGCCGCATTCCATATTGTAAATTATCAAGTAAAGTATCCCGCAACAATTTCGAATGAAGATTTGTCGGCGGCATTTACAACTGAAAATGGGCTTTACTCTCTTATTGAAAAAATATATGAATCCCTCGCAAGCGCAAATAATTACGATGAATTTAACGTTATGAAATATCTGCTTGCGCTTAATATTGTAAACGGAAATATCAAGAGTATCTCAATCCCTTCACTTTCCAATGATGACAATATTAAATCGGTTGTAACACAAATCAAAGCAACTTCTAATAAAATGAAGTTTTTGACTGGAAATTATAATATTTCGGGTGTAAAAACTCATTCAAGGCACGAAGAACAGACCGTAATTGTTACCGCTGATTTTGACGCGGCAATGGACGTGAACGTTCTTGCGGCGGCGTTTAACATGGAAAAAGCAGAGTTTCTGTCAAAACGCTTGCTTGTCGATTCATTCGGAGATATTGACATCAACCGACTTGCACAGTGTGCGCCGGAAACTTGCGAAAATATTACATATGACGCAAACGGAAATGTAACTTCAGCAACACTTAAAGGTATTACAAGTGAACAACTTGTTGAATTGGGTGAAATCCCCGCCGTCATTATCGATGATGATTTTATCCAGATATATGACCGACTAATTACAATGGAAGATATTAGAAATCCCGATGGATTGTATACTAATGCATTCCTTCATTGTTGGAAGATTATTAGTGTTTCGCCTTTTGCGCCTGCCGCGACTTTCAGCGACAGCGTGGCGGCGGTTAACACTGTTACCATTTCGCCCGCAAGCGCAACGGTTGTTCCGAACAGCGAAATACAGTTTAACGCAAAAGTTAGCGGAACGGGATTCTTTAATAAATCTGTTACATGGACGCTTAAGGGTGCGAACTCAAGTAAGACATATGTTGACGTTCGCGGAACGGTATTTATCGGAGCAGACGAAACCGCAACAACACTGACGCTTAATGCGGATTCGAACGAAAATCCGTCAAAGGGAGCAACCGCAACAATTACTATATACAAAGGTAAGTAAAACATTGTGCCCGACATTTATGACGGTTGCAAAATTATCGTAACAATTACAAAAGGGGGAAGGCGGGTAATAGTTTCTTATTACCCGCCGTAAAACAATGTTAGCACCAAGCCCAAATTCAAAGATACAATTATTTAATAATATAAACATTGATATTAATTATGAACACACACTTTATTTTGCAAGTGTATCCGCGCAAAACTCATTTTTTGCGCAATGGGTTGTATACAGCGCGGATAAAGCAATATATGTTCGGGAAAACGGAAGAATCCGCTTGCCGTTTACAGCCGATACATTGATAGGCTGTAATTATTTACGCTATCAAAATACAGGTTATTTGAACCGTTGGTTTTATGCGTTTATAAAGAACATATTTTATATAAATGATAACACATGCGAAATAGAATTTGAAATAGATGTTATTCAGTCCTTTAAACTGTATTGTGAAATCCCTGCATGTTGGATTGAGCGCAATCACGTTTACGAAGATTGGGTAGGATCTAACCGTGTGGAGGAAAATATATCAATCGGTGAATACGTTGTTGACAGCGAAAGTAAAGCACCGTTCGGAAATAATTGGAGTGTTATAATGTATTCATCTTTTAATCCCGCAAATTATGAGGCTGCGGGCGGCGAGTTGGTAAAGGGTATGTACAGCGCGCTTGAAAGAACTGAAATCGGCAAAATAAGTATTGCAAATGGAAGTGGTGTATGGGTAGTTGATGCAAGAGACAAAATAAAAGATATTGTAACAAATCACGCTGACAAAGTGGAAGGTGTAATATCAATTGTGTTGACGCCAACAGAATTTGAAGGTGGGTTACAAGATCTTGTATGGACAATAAAAAGAGATCCGAAATTTTTGGGCGTGAATGTAAACAACAATAAACTTTTCACTGCACCGTTTTATTGTCTTTATGTTTCAACAGGTTCGGAAGGTAAACTGTATGATTTTGATGATAGTACCACAGGTGACGGACTGGGAAGTATCACATTTAATATTGAAAGTGATTTAGCACCAACACAAAGTGTTAGTGCAATTCCGATAAGTTATAAAGGAAGTTCAAAAAATTTCAGCGAAATGTGTATTATGACAGGGTTTCCGCAATGCGCATGGGTAAGTGACTCATTTAAAACATATCTTGCGGAAAATTCCGCCAATTTACTTTTATCAAGTACCTTAGCAGTTGGCCAAATTGCGGGTGGTATTGCAATTGCGGGCGGATCGGGTGGAGCGGCACTACCGATTGGCGGCGGTATGATAGTAAGCGGCGCAATGTCAGTTGGACATATTTTAGCAGATGTTGATAAAGCAAGCCGAATCCCTCCGAAAGTGAGCGGTAATATTACTGGTACTGCGTTATATTCAATGGGAAATAAAACATTTCGCGGTTATATATTGCGCCCCCGTGATGAATATGTAAAAATTATTGATGATTATTTTACGCATTACGGTTACGCGATCCATAAGGTTGAAACGCCTGCAATACATAATAGGGAAAATTTTACTTTTATACAAACTAAAGGTTGCGTCGTGCGTGCCAGCGCAAATAATGAATATGATGCCTGCAATTCCGCCGCAAGGGCGAAAATTGCACAAATATTTGATAAAGGTATTACGTTTTGGGTGGACAATGCGAACGTTGGCAATTATAAAGTTCGTAATAAACCGTTGGAATAATGGAGGTTTAAAGTGATACGAAATAGTATGAGTATAACACAGCGTTTCCGAAAAGAGGCTGAACGCGAAAATATTGAATCGTATAATTTTTGGTTCAATCGTATAACGGAAATTGCAATGGCGGGTATTGAATATGAGAATTTGCCGCCGGAAATTGACGCAAGATTTATTGAATTGATATTGTGTTTTGACGGAAAAGCACTGTTTTATTACGATGAAGAGCTTGAACAAGATGTTGTTTTACAGTTTTACAGTAGCTCAACCTTTGATATATACCGCGAACCAGTTAAGCGCGTAGCGTTTTCACCTGCTGTAAATTATCGTAACAAAAGCCTAACCAATGAAAATTCTGTTATAATATGGAATAATTCCACACGTTCAAATGAAATTTTGGCCTTACGCTCATATGCAAAACGTATTTCGGAATGTGAAAGAATTATCGATGTTAATGTAAAAGGCCAAAAAACACCGAAAATTATTTTGACGGAAGACAGTCAACGGCTTACAATGGAGAATCTTTTCAGACAGTATGACGGCAATATCCCCTTTATATTCGGCACAAAAGGGTTAAGTACTTTATCGGAAATAAATGTACTTGATGTTACAACCCCCTATATAGCCGATAAATTACAGATACTAAAACGCCAAATAATTAGTGAGGCTCTAACGTATTTCGGAATAGATAATGCCAACACTGATAAAAAGGAAAGATTAGTTTCTGATGAAGTTACCGCGAATTTCGGCGGCGTTGAGATCGCCCGCTTAACACGATTGAAGGCGCGCGAAGAGGCAGTAGCAAAAATTAATAAAATGTTTAACTTAAACATTAAAGTAAAGTTTGCCGAAATAGACCGAAAGAATGAGGAGGTTATAAAAAATGAGTAATTATACATCACAATTACGATATATTTGCGAAGTACAAAGCGGATTCACGCCCGCCGAATTAAACGAAAAAACAATAGATGAAATTATTACAGCGGCGCAACCGAAAATATTTAATTTTAGGTTTCCGATATATGATGAATCATACCGCAATGTTTTAGAACATGAAATACTTTTTCATTTTTACATGCGTGAAATCGGCGCGGAAACATACGGGCTATTTAATTATTACCTTGCACGAAAAATGCGTGAAATTATGCCTTACTATAATCAGCTTTATAAAAGTGCAATGTTAGAATTTAACCCGCTGAACGATGTTGATTATACGGAGGAACATCACGGATCGCAAGGCGGTGAAAAAAATAGTGTAAACACAGGTAATTCATCTTCAACCATGAATGCGGAAAGCAGTCAAAATACAGTAGCCGACAATAATATAAGCCGAAATAGCACTGAAAATCAAAATATAACTGACAATGGAAAAGCAACGAACACAGCAACAGCAACAGCGTCAACAACTGAAAATATAAGTCGAACCGCAAATGGAGAATCAACTATAAGTGGGATTGATACGGACGCATACAGCGACACGCCGCAAACCAGTGTGAGCGGCGTTAACGGCATAAACGATAATTATTATTTAACAAATTATCGTAAAAAGTCAAATAATACCGCAAATAATAGCGAAACAAGGGAAAACGGAACAAATACCGCTGAAACAACCAGTAATAATACAAACAATGGAACAAATGAAAACAAGCGCAATTCCAGTACAACGCAAGATTTAAGTGAAGAAAATCACGGCGAAACGTACGGAAACGCAACAAGCCGAACGGAAAACACAGGCCGAACGACAGATAACGGAACAGAAAACTTCAATAATACTGATGAATATATAAATCATGTTATTGGAAAACGAAATTCCGCAACATTTAGCGCGATGTTACTTGAGTTCCGAGAAACAATTATAAATATTAATAAACAAATATTTGATGAACTTGAAGTATGTTTCATGAATATATATTAATCGGAGGGTTATATAATGATTATAAAAGATAAAGAATTGGAAAAAGTTAATATTCCGCTTAATTCGGTTTATACTCCAGTCATTCCGTGCGTGCTTGACGGTAATTTATCATTTTTGGAAATGGTATGGAAACTATTGTATCACATAAATGTTATCGTTGATGCTGTAAACGCAAACCACGGTGACATTGAGGATCTTGCACAGGCTATAAATGAGCTTATTATCGATAAATTATCTGTTATGTGGGTTGAAGTTGATGTTGCAGCAAAACCGATAAAAGCGAATAAAACTTTCGCTGAAATTGCGGAGGGAATGCGAAAGGGGATTGTATTTCTTACAACAAAAAACGAAGATGAAATACTTATTTTCATTCCTATATATTCATCAAATAGTGCTATCAATTTTTTTCATCTTGATGGTAAAAATGAAGTGATTGTATCAATTCGCCCAGATGAAAGTGTTACTCTGTATCAGTATAGTTTTGCTACAGAGGATCACCCTACAACGTTTCAAGCGCAAGTAACATTTAATAATACCGTTGATTTTAATAAGTTTAGTGAATTTCACGAAACAACGAGATTTTATAAATTAATTACCGCTGACAGCGGAATTACCGTACCAACAGCAACAGCGGTGAGCGCACGCACATTTGCGGCAAATTTAGAATATGTCGCAAATGCTTGTTCGGAAACGTTGACGTCGGCGAAAAACTATACTGTTACAAAATGCGGCGAAACACTGACAGCGGCAAATACATATACTGATACTGTATGCAGTAAAACACTTACGGCGGCGAAAACATATGCAGATACACAGGATCAAACGATACTAACAAGCGCAAAAACATATACCGATACAAAATTTGTACATGTGGGAATTGTAAAAAATGTTGACGGATCGCTTACCGCTGACAGCACATTTTCTACAATTTACCTTAATATAACAAGGGGTGCAGTTGTTGATGTAAACTTTAGTTCAGCAAATAACCGTAATTCAGTGTATATAATGCGAAATACGATAATCACGCCAACAAAGTTAACTTTTATCGGATATGATGAAACGGCAACAATTCACACTTGCACGATTGACAGTGATAACAATATCACATACGCATAATATATTTTAGTAAATTGGTAAAAATTGGTTGCAAGATAAAATGAAGTGTGCTATAATAGCATTGTGCAAAGGGAAAAGTCTTTCAGCAACAAATTTTTTCTTGCCTCCTTAGTTTTAAGATCGCAACGGGTTCGGAACTGCTAAACTTCCGAACCCGTTGCGTTTTATTGGAATCAGCCCATGATTTTTTTGTTTTATAAACTTTCATACGTCGAAATCATAGTAATTTTCATTTTTTCCTTTTTCTCCCCCTTAAAGTAAGATAATTCGAATTATTGCGATCGCGACTATAAATCCGCCGACTGTCAACCTCCGTCTTCCGTTGCCGTGTACCATGTAAAAGTAAAAACCTACTGCTTGCCACGGTAATTAAAATTGGAAATAATATATTCATTTCTCAACCCTCCAATTCTTACCATATACACGATTTGCGTTGCTTTCAATCAGATCCTTTACCTGTGGCACAATAGAATCCGACAACAGCTCATAGTAGTTTTTTCTCTCGTAACACGCTTTCCAAGCGTGAACCCCATCTCTATAAATGTAAATTGGTGGTTTAAACATCCACTTTTCACGTTTGAGATTATACAAATTCCCGTTATAATGCGCGATTGGCACATAAGCACGACAGGTAAAGGGTCCAATTTTGCTTGCCTTAACAGCCGATTTATACAAAATTACATTCATCGAGTTGTTACATTCCCAGCCGCGTTCCTCGATCGTTTGCAACACATAGTATACAGACGATTCATAATCCTTTGTGTATAGGCACTGGCAATAGTGCCCCTTCTCCACATGTTTGTCATTATACCATACAACCAAGTAAGGTTGTAGTTGGTAAGGGTTCTGTAAAAGGTTCAGCATCATTTTATTATACCTCCTGCAAAAAGTAGTGCTGTTATAGCGACCGCCGCACTTGCCATTGTGCAAACCAGCATTTTTATGGTGTTATCGTCCGTTGTTATCGCGGTATACATACACATGCCGCACATAACAAAAGCTAATAAAGCGATAAAAATATACAAAATGAATTTCATGGTTTTACCTCCCTTCCCCGTATAGCCAGATAGGACAGCTTGAAAAATTTTTAATATTTCAGTATGTACTCGACCGCCTTTACAAGCGTACCGCTTGTAAAAACTGTTCCTTCACCTTCAATCCAAAGTGAGCCGCAATAACGGGATTTTGCAGTAATTCCGCAATTGCCCTCCCAAGTATATTTTCTCCCAGTTTTTGTAAACCCGCGTGAATTATTGCCGCGCATTATTGCAACCCCATCAAGATAATCAAAACCGTTTACTTCAATGATTGCAAACAATTTTGACCGCATTTTGTCATACTGTTCATTAGATTTAATCCGGTCACTCAACGACAGTTTGTTAACGTTTGCTCGCTGCTCAGCTATTGATCCGATCATGCGGTCAATAATTTCATTTGCCTTGATATAGTCTTTCTTTTCCATTTCATTTCCCTTTCACACGTTTTATGGCCGCCGCCCGATTCGGTTCGGATCTCCTTACCGTGACTATAGTATAGCACATATGGATCGGGATTGCAATAGGTTCAGGAAAATATATAAGGAATGAAGGATAGTATAATGTGTTTGTTGGATTGAGTTTTTTCTATTGCGGATTGAAGAAAGAGAATATATCTTTAAAATTGTTTGGTATATAATTGGTAGGTATTAAACTATTATATTGTTATTATGTGAAGAACATGAAATATATTTTGAAGGTGGGATTGTATATGTTTTATGTGGTGGATTGTAGTATTATGTGTGATATGTTTTATGAATTGGTTGCGATAGAATATATTATGGTGTGGTTGTTTTATGAATTGGTTGCGATAGAATATATTGTTGTGGGCGGGTTGGGGGAAGTTGTATATAAAAAAAGGGAGTCCTCCTA